GAAAACGAACTCCTGATAAGCGCCACAGTGCGGGCAGGGGACAAAATAGCGATATTGTGCGCCGGCATTCTCCCAGCTCTGCCAGATGTTTCCCGTCTTGAGCGTCGGAGAGGACACTTTAACGATTTTCTTGTTCCAAAAGGTCTTCGTGCGCTCCTCTGCAAGAGCGATCGGACTCGCTTCATTTCCCGACCAGCGCGGGAATTTGTCGATCTCATCGAAGAACACATACCGGGCAGGGCGGCTCGCGAGGTTCGACGGGCTGTTCGCCCCGACGAGCGCGATATACATCTGCTCGAATCGAAGTTCCAGCCGCTCACTCCCCTGCTTGTCCCAACGCGTGCGCAACGGATCGGACAGCTCAAGCATGGGCTGCAGTCGGTTCACGCTCGTAAACTCGGCGAGTTTGTCCGTCGGGTAAACGATGAGCATCGGTCCCGGGTCTTGTGCGATGGCAAAGCCGATCATGTTCTGCTCCATGACAGTCTTGCCGAGCTGCGTCCCGGCGACGAATGTGATGTCTTTTACAGCGCGGTCGTTGAAAGCATCCATCGGCTCCTTGAGATACGGCGTCCGATCCGTGCGCCACAACCCCGGCGCAGCGCTGTCTTTCTCGGAGAGGATGCGATACTTGTCCGCCCACTCCGAAACGGTCAGGCGCTCCGGCGGGCGAAAAGCGTCAAAGGCTTTCCGGATGTATTCGGGAAACGCCTTATTTCTTTCTGCCATACACGCCTCCTTCTGCAAGCTGTTCCAAAGCTTCGCGGATACAGTCCTCGATAACGCCGTTTGCCAATGCGGCGACCTCGGGATCCAGCCCATTTACCTCCACCGCAACCTTATGCCCGATGGCAAGCAGCTTGTTCTTGAGCGACGTAAAAAGCCGTGCAAGGTCGCGCGACGTCTGCTCAATCGAGATGTACTTCCCTTCCTGCACGGCGAGGCGGATAGCTTCCTGCTGCTTCTTGATTTCTTTCAGGTCTGCTTCGGCTTTCAGTTTGCGGATTACAGCCGACTCTTCGCCTGGTCTCGAATCCGTCTTGAATCGCCATTCCATGACCGCCTTGATATTCCATTTTCCTCGCCCCTCTTTCGGAGCGCCTTTTTTCTCCCAACGTGACAAAGTCTCCCGCGAAATCTCAAAAAGTTCACAGATGTCAGCCGTGGTGAAAATAAATTTAGTTTCTTCTGTCACGCGCGCGCGTGAAGGCCTTTCCTTGGGCACACCTCCTTCCCCCCTCTTGTATTGTCACATTGTCAACCATTTTTTTTCATTTTCATCGGGACACTTTTCGGGACTCGCAGACCCGTGTAGCCCGTGAACCCTTGTAGTACCTGCATCCCCGGGGGTATCTCTCCGCAAAAAAACTGGCCCAGAGGACAGCCCCGAGGCGGTTCATTTGCTTTTTGCGCTTTTCCTACGACTCCCTGTCTTGTGTTTCTTCTTCAGACGCACTGGCGTACCGCACTGCTTCTGCGCCCTGCGACAAAGCAGATAGTCTCTCAACGTCATGCGCCTCACCTCTGCATACAAAAAGGGCGCCACACCTGTGCAGCACCCTCGATTCTCAGCTTATACTATATCACAGACTCAATAGGACATTCTAGGACATCTTCTCCGCAAACGCTCGTAACGCGCCGCCATGAAGGCGTGTCACTTGCCGATAGCTGTAGTGTACCCCGTCCGCAATCCACTCCCAGGGCTGCCCCTGCAAATACCGACGCACCAGCACATCACGGTATCGCCCGTCCTCAATCTGCTCGATCCGCGCCTTGGCATCCTCGCGCAGCGCGATCAACTTGTCCCACTGCTTGGCGATGCGCTCTGCATATCCCTCCAATGCCGCAATCGCATCCGACAAGTCTCCGATGCGCGAGTTGCTGACCTTGTCCTTGTCGTACTCCATCGCCTTGAGATGCAGGATATCTGACTTGGCTTGTTCGTACTCCTCCTCAAGGCGCTTCAGTTCGCGCTCGGCATCACGCACCCGCCAGAGATACGCCTTGGCCTGTTTCGTATCGTTCAAGCTTCCGCCTCCTTGTCCAACTGTTCCAGCAATAGCCTCCCATCCAGTTTTGTCAGATTTCCGAAATACGCCGAAAGGAAAAATCTCCTCACCTCTCTGCACACCGCAAGCGCATCTCTACTCGTCGGAAATCCCCGCAGTCTATTTTTCGCGGCTCGGTAGTCACTGACTGCCAACAAAATGATGGTGTTCGCTAGATTTTCATAGGATTTCGCATTCGCCTCGCTCATCTTCCTCCTCCTCCTCACACATCCGCCTCATCCAGTCTATGCACTCACGCACTCGCTCTTATTGCACATCTCCGGCAGATTAGCTCGTACAAGCGCCTCGGCAAAGGGCGGCGGAACTGCATTGCCGCACCTTGCGACTTGCGCCGATTTTGGATAACTCTTGCCATCTGCGTCACAGTCGATGATGTAGTCCGGCGGAAATCCCTGCGCATTAAATAACTCGCGCGGCGTGAGCATCCGCATACCGATATCCACGATCTGATACATCTCTCCGCGCACAACGACAAGTCCGAAATGGTCTTTTGCAGTGATTGTATGCAGTGGATCTGTAAGAGACTGCCCTTCGCCTTGACCGTAATATTTGACCAAGAATGCCTCAACAAGCGCATTATGATCTATGCTGGTCACTGTCGGCAGAGGCACCGTTACATCAGCCCCAGCGCTTTGGTAGCCTCCTGCAAAATACTTGCTGATAAATGCCGTCACCAGCCCGTAACGATTGGACGCATCTGCCGTCATAAGCGGACGGTCAATCGCCTGCCCTCGCACCTCCTTGCCTGATTGCTCGCCGTGATATTGTATGAGCAGCGGTGCCAGCCTCTTGTCCACGATGTACGGTTCTGGATTGTCGAGGACAAACTTTTTTAGCCCGCGTGCAATGCGCCTCATCGTGTTGCCACAAAGCGGCCTTTTGCGGGTAAAGATACTCGGGCACGGGATAGACCAGTCAATGATTTCCGCCGCCGGACGCCATGGACGCAATGCCCCGCCCGTCACAAAAAGCGTCGACGGATCACCATGCGTCGGCTCCGGCCATCTTATTGCCCGGCCATCACATCGGGCGACGAGGAAAAACCGCTTGCGTATCGTCGGCGCACCGTAGTCACACGCTCTAAGCTCCTGCCAGTCCACCTGATACCCGTATCGTTTGAGCGCATGGACAAACCGCCGAAACGTCTGCCCCTTGCGCGATGGGTCAGGGCGATTATCAACGAGCGGGCCCCATGTCGTAAACTCCTCGACGTTTTCCAGGATGATGACGCGCGGCCGCACCAATTTCGCCCATCGGATTGCCACCCACGCAAGCCCCCGGATGGCTTTCTCGACAGGTTTGCCGCCCTTCGCCTTACTAAAGTGCTTGCAGTCCGGCGAGAACCACGCCAATCCTACAGGACGGCCACCACACGCCTCGACCGGATCAACATCCCAGACATTCTCACAGTAATGTTTTGACGCAGGATGATTGGCTCTGTGCATTGCGATCGCGGCAGGGTCGTGGTTGATGGCAATATCGACGCTCCGTCCCGTCGCAAGCTCAATGCCTGTCGAGGCACCCCCGCCTCCCGCAAAGTTATCCACGATGATCTCCATCACCAGTACCCCCGCGCCTTGTTTTTCTCGTTCACGAGCCGATGCAATTCGCCGCGCGCCTCCTCATCCCAGCCATCGGCATTCAGCCACGAGACGCATACATGCACAACGTCCGTGAGTTTCATCGCAAGGCGTTCGCGTGCATTTTGCAGCACCTCGTTCATCGCCTCACACGGAGCTTTCCTGTTGGTCTGCTCAAGCTGTGAAATGGTATGCGCCTCCTGAATTGCTTCATTCGTCTCCTCCATGAGCTTGGCAATCCACTCCACCGTACCCGCATTCCGAAATCTCGTGCACGGCTGCGGCTGCGTCGCTCTGAAATTTTCCCGAATCCGCAATGCAGCTCTGTTTGCCTCTTGCTCTAACCCTATGCGCAACTGCTCTCTCTGCTCGTTCGTCATCTCAGCACGCTCCTTTGCCCATAACCTTCCAGTAACGTCCGCAGTTCCCCAGCTTTTCAAGCATTCCCTGTATCCTGTCCATCACGTTTCCTCCTCTC